GCCTCGCACACGAGGTCGGTGAACTCCAGGCGCTGCGTGTCGGGCAGCACCGCCTTGATCTGGTAGATCACGCCGCCGTGCGACACGCGCATGGCCGGGGTGATGTCGGTACGCCTGCGGATGCGCACGCGCACCTGGTTGATCGAGATGTCCTTGTCGGCGCGCATCGCCTCTGCGCCGCTGGGGTGCCGCACGTTGGCCCACACCGTGGCGTGCGTCGTCCAGGTCGTCGTCGGTTGCCCTGCGGCGTCCTGGCCCGTGCGCGTCTGAATCACCACGCGGGTGCTCAGCGTGCCGGCGTTGATGCCCACGTCAGACCACCGTCAGGCGCAGGCCATCGAGCAGGCCGTCAATGAACCGATTCGGCTGCGCAGTGACCTGCGGCCCTTGCATGAACGCTTCCGGGTTTCGGATGCGCGCACCGACGAAAGCCGTGATCCAGTCCTTGACCTCCTCGGGCACGTCGTCCACGTCGCCGAAGCCGCACACCATGGTGACGGTCACCGCGTTGGGCCGGCGGTAGGTCGTCGGCCAGGTCGTGCCATCGGCGCGGACCAGCCGCCCGGGTTGCCGCGCGGTGTCGACCACGTAGCCGGTGCCGGCCAGCGTCTGCGACGTGTTCGCGTCGTCGAAGTAGGTCACGCTCGACACGCTGGTGCAGCCGAACGGCAGCTCGATCACGCCACAGCCTGGGAAGCAGTCCAGACGCAGCGCCCAGGTCTGGGTCAGGATCGCGCGGTGCATCTCCAGCTGCGCCTGCCGCACGCCAGCGCGCACCAGCCGGTCGATCTCGGTGTCGAGGTCGGACCCGTCGATGCGCAGCGCCAGCTTGGCCGCGGTCGTCGTGACGACGGCATCGGTGGCTGGCGGCGTGATCAGTTCGAGCGCATGGATCTGCATGGTCAGCCCTTCTTGGCGCCGCGCTTCTTGGGTTCTTCGGCCGGGGCGTCGGCGGCGCTGGGGGCGTCTGCGGCGGGAGCGGCGGCCTTTGCCGGCGCATCGACCGCGCAGCCGCGGCGCTTCCAGCGCTCGCACGACTCCTCGGGCAGGTCATAGACCTCGCCAGCCTTGAACACCTGGGGGTGTTCTTCGACCGTGGCGCGGTCCTTCGTGAACATGATCATGGGCATGTGGTGCTCCTAGAGTGCCCCGGAGCCGAAGCCCCGGGGCGTTGCGTCATCAGGCGACGACTTCATCCACCGTTGCGGCGTCCACACCCGTGGCCGGGCCGCGCACCGGGACGAAGCCCAGCACGATGCCGCCAGCATCCGAGGTGGCGGTCGCCACGGTCATCGACAGACGGAAGTGCGTGAAGCCGTTGTCGACGTCCAGCTCTTCCGGGCGCAGGTTGATGAGCACCTGCTTGTTGCTGTCGGTGCCGGCCTGGGTCAGCTGGGTGATCGCCTTGCCGGTGATCGACTTCGCGCCCGTGCCGCCGGAGTCGCTGGCCTGCTGGAGCAGGGCGTCCAGCGTGGCACTGGCGCCCAGGTCGCCGGCCTGCACGATGGCCACAAAGGACTGGTAGTCCTTCGCGGCGATCCAGCCGGTGGTCACGGTGCCGGCCGCGTAGGCGTCCGGGTCGATGTTGCCGACGACGCCGATCATCTCGCTCGGCTTGGCATTGAGCATCATGGTGATGTCCTTTCAGGGATGGGGTGGATCAGGCGCGCTCGGCCAGGAAGACGAACGGCGAGCGGGTGTTGCTGCTGTTCGGCGGCGTCACGGCGGCGTTCAGCACCGGCTTCGCGTCGACGCGGAACGTGAAGCGCCAGGCGTTCATGTTCTGGTCGAAGAAGATGTGCATGGACTGCGCCGTCTCGATGCCGCCCGACTTCGTGATCGCGCGCAGGTACTTCCAATTCACGAAGCCGATGTCGCCCACATCGCCCACGGTGTCGCACACGTCGGTGGAGATGATCGGACGGCCCAGCAGGAAGCCCATCGGAGCCTGCGCCATGCCCTGGTTCGGGGCGGTCCAGATGGGCTGGTTGCCGATGGTCATGACCACCAGCTGCGGCAGCACGTCCGGGTTCACCAGCCACACCGCGCCGCGCGGGTTGAGCTGGCGGGCGAACATCTTCGCCACGTTGGTGGCGTTGACGGTGTCGGCCGTCTGGCCGCTTTCCTTGGCCACGTCCACGCGCGCCGCCGAAGAGAAGATCCCCTCGGGCTGGCCCACGCCGTTGCCGCTGAACAGCGCCAGGTTGGTCTTCCAGCGGATCGACGACGCCGCCTTCGCGGCCACGTAGGCGCCCACCGCCACGCCATCGGCCTGCAGCTCGTCCGTCACCGGGATCAGAGCGGTCAGGCGCTTCAGGCGCAGGGTGTTGACCTCGCCCTTGGGCTTGGTCTGGGTCGCCTGGGCGGCCTCGTTCTCCCAGTAGGCGCGGATGCCGTCCGTGCCCCAGGGGGTCGTCTCGTCCTTCGGGTACGACATGGTGTTGCCGCTGATCGGCTGGCCGTCGCACATCGGCAGGAAGGCGTCCTCCTCAAGGGAGTGCTGCCAGACCTCGCGCGAGTACTCCGGCGGGACCAGGAAGCCGCCATCGGCGAGGCTGCCCTCGTTGCCGTAGGTGGTCGCCGCGGCGCCGAAGCGCAGCCGCTCATCCGTCTCGCCGCGGATCTGCTGCGCCTGGACCGCGCGCACGAAGTCGGCCATGCTGGTGAAGCCGTGCGTGGGGTCGTTGGCGCGCAGGTCGCGGCCGGTCTCGATGCGGGTGTTGTCGGGCAGGACCAGCGAGACGCTGCGTTCGGCTTCCATCGCCGCCTTGACGCGGGCGATGTCGGCATCCAGCGCCGCGATCTCGGCCTGGTGGGCGTCGAAGGCGGCCGTCTGCTCGGCGGTCAGCGCGGCGTCGCCGGCTTCGGTGTGGATCTTGGCCATGGCAGCCACGGCCTGCGCGCGGCGCTGCATCAGCGCCTGGAGTCGCTTGTTCATTTCGGAGTCCTTTCGGATCGGTGGTTCAGGTTGGGGATCGACAGATGCGGTCGTGGGACCGCCTGCGCGCCATCGACGGATGGCCGCAGGACCAGGGCTCTGTCAGGCCCGCGGGATCAGATGCCGGCCAGCGCCAGGGCTCGAGTGCGGGCGTCCGCGCTCATGCCGGGCTTCTGGTTGCGGCGCTTGGCGTAGCGCATCACCGTGCCTTCCAGCGTGTCGATGCGGTCGGCCATGCCGGCGGCGATCGCATCCTTCGCCAGGAGCATCCGGCCTTCGCCGAAGGACTCGCCGCGCACGGTGTCGATTGGCAGGTTGCGGCCCTTGGCGACCGCCTTGGTGAAACTGCCGTACAGCTGGTCGACGACCGCCTGCAGATGGTTGCGGTACTCGTCGCTGATCGGGCCGGTGTCCGCGCCCTCGACCTTGTACTTGCCGGCGTAGATGTGGGTGATGTCGACGCCCTTGGCCTTGTAGAGCGCGCTGGCGTCCACGTGGGCGGTGCGCACGCCGATGGAGCCCGCCATGCTGTCCGGGGCCATCACCAGTTCGGAGCACTGGGAGGCCAGCCAGTAGGCTGCGCTGGCCGCCTGGCTGTTGACCACGCCGACCACCGGCTTGGACTTCGCCGCCTCGGCGATGCGCTCGCCGGCCTCCGGGATGCCCATCGCGTCGCCGCCAGGGCTGTCGAAGTCGATGATGATGGCGCCGATGTTCGGGTCGGAGGCTGCCGCGCTGACTCGGGCACCGATGCGCTCCGAGCTGGTCAGCGGCGAACTGGAGTTCTCGACCGCGTACTGGCGCGCGGTCAGGATGCCGTAGCAGGGGATGACGGCCACCGCACCGCCGCCGGCGGCCTCGGCCGACGCCTGGCGCGCGGCGTTGATCTGCGGCGCGTCGCCGATGGCCGCCTGGATCTCGGTCGGGGTCAGGCGGACGCCGGACGACCAGCGCTCGGCCACCTGAAGCACCAGCGCCATCGTGACCGGGTGCAGGGCCCACGGGGTGCGGTAGATCGCGTCGAGAAGGTGGATCATGGTTTTCCTCAGCTCATGAGCATCGAGTGCTCGTCCATCAGTTGCGCCATCGTCGGCCGGTACGACACGGCAGCGGCGCCGAACTCGGAGCGGCTGGCGGTGGCGCTCACGCCCAGCCTCACAGACAGCGTCGGGCGCCCGAAGGCCTCGCCGCTGCGGATTCGGCCGGCGCCGCCGATCTGGTGCGCCCGCTTCTTCCTCGGAACGATGATCGGCAGCGGGCCGGTGGGCAGCGCGACGCCGCCATAGACCTGCCCGGCCACCGTGGGGCTGCCGAATGCCTCCCCGCTGTCGATCCCCGCCGCTTCGATCAGGTGATCGGTGACGTCCCCGACCAGGGGCTGTCCGAACTCCTCGGCGCTGACCACGCCGGCGCAGACGATCTCCAGCCGCAGATCGGCCAGGCCGAAGGCTTCCTCCGACGCGATCCCGGCCGCGACGATCGCGGCGCCTGTCGTGACCGCCGGCTCGCCGATGGCCTCATCGGAAGCGATGCCGGAGCCTGCGACGGTGGCCAGCACGGCCGGCTCGCCGATAGCTTCCCCGCTGGCAATGCCTGCCGCCAGGACCGCGCCGGCCAGAGCCGGGTCGCCGAGTGCCTCGTCTGAACCGATGCCCGAGCTGGCCACCGCCGCCGCAACGACCGGAGCCCCCAGCGTCTCATCGCTGGCGATTCCAGTGCCGGCCACTGTGACCGAGACCACCGCAGAGCCGAAGTCCTCCGCGCTGGCAATCCCGGCCGCAACAATCGCGGCCCCCGTGGTGACTGCGGGCTCACCGAAGGCTTCCGCCGAAGTGATGCCCGCTGCGCCGATGGTCGCAGCGACAACCGCAGAGCCGAACGCCTCATCCGAGGCAATGCCCGCCGCCGCGACCGCAGAGCCGACAGTCGGCGATCCAAGAGCCTCTTCCGATGCGATCCCGGTGGCCGCAATCTGCGCAGCCACCGTGCCGCCGCCGAACGCTTCCGCGCTCGTGACCCCCGCTGCCTGGATGACTGCATCCAGATTCGGGGAGCCGAACACTTCGCCGCTGGCGATCCCTGCCGCGAGGACAGACGCCCCGACAGCCGGAGAACCAAACGCCTCAGCGGTCGCAATCCCTGTTGCCGCGACCTGCGCCGCGACAGTGGCCGAGCCGAACGCCTCGGCAGTGACGATCCCCGCCGCGACTGCGACAGCCGTCAGCGATGGCCCGCCGAACGCCTCCGCGGACGCGATGCCCGCCGCGACGATTGACGCGCCGCTGGACCCCGCCCCCAGCGCATACGGCCAGATGGCAACCGGCGACGCGAAGCCGCCCGCCGGCGGGGTCGTGATGTAGATGGGGTACGGCAGCCCCGGAAGCAGTCGCTTCTTGTAGGGCTTCCCGCCGATCCGCTTTGCCACGGATCAGCCCTCAACCACGCAGGGTGGTGAAAGTTCCTGTGTAGGTCGTTGCCGTCGTCGCGCTTTTGCAGATCTCCAGGAACGCCAGGCAGGCGTCGTCGAAGATGCGCTCCAGACTGATCGAGGTCGTGAGCCCGTCCTTCTCGCAGACGAAGTTGGCGATGCCGCAAGGCATGAACGCGATGGGGTGCCCGATGGTGAAGTCGATGGCGCCTGTGGCCACCGCCGCCGAGCACTGCATCTGCGTCAGCGAGTCGATGCCGGTGTCCCCGGAAGCCAGCGGACAGAACCAGGTGCCGGCCGGCTGGTCAAGGCGGTTGATGATGTTCGAGCTGTTGCCGGTGACGCTCGGTAGCGTCGCACCGGTGTTGCCGTCCTGGTCGACGTAGGTGCAGGTCGTCCAGTTGTGCGCCGTCGCCGGCAGGGCCGTCCGGCACTCGATCATCAGGAAGTTGTTGCCGGCGTAGTCCGCCGCGCCGGCCGTGTTGGAGGTGTAGCGCGTCGGAACGCCCGTCACCGCCTCGGTGGCCGTGCTGTTCATGGTCTTGGTGACCGAGAACAGGCGGTCGTACAGGAGCAGCGTGTTGGCCGCGACCGATGCAATCGGGTTGCCGAACACGAAGTGCTGCGTCCCCGTGCTTGGGTTGTCGAACGACCAGGAGCCCGTCGTCGCGTCCGTGGGCACCGTGCCGCCAGGAGCAGCAGCCGCCGCAGCACCCGCCGCCGGCTGCGAGCCGACGTACCAGAGCGTGTTCGTGGCGTTCACCACTCCGGTGGTGCCCGACTTCAGGAACGAGAAAGTACGGTTGCCGCCGCCGAAGTAGGCCGCCAGCGCCTCGTCCAGGCTGGCGATGGCATGGTGCTTGTCGCGGCGCAACCGATGAACATGCGCGACCTGACGCGCGCGGGCTGCGCGTTGCTCGATCTGGTAGCGCCGCATGATGTCGTCGGCGCGGTCAAGCACCGACATCTCCTGCCCGGCGTCGATGGCACCCACGAAGTCGCCGTCCTTGGTCGCATAGACGCGCCCCGGAACCCCGTGAACAGCAATGGGCTTGCCGTACCATTTCGCCGCCGGGTTGCACATGGCCGCGCTGACCTGGGCCACCTTCTCGGCGCCCAGCCAGCGTTCCAGCCGGTCGGAGTGGGTGTGTCGCATGTCAGTCCAGTCCGGTGAGCACATCAGCTCCGGCCGTGAACGTGCCGGTCTTGGTGTACTGCGTGGTTGATCCGTCCTTGGCGCGCACCGTGATCGTGGACCCCGAGATCGTCACGTCGTTGCGCAGCGTGGTGGCTTCCAGCCACTGCGTGTCGGCGATGAGCGACTCGTACACGTTGGCCGGGACAACCATGAAGTGCTCCCACACCGGCAGCGCGCCCGCCATCACGATCTGCACCGTCAGCGGCCCCAGCGTGTTGGTGTCGGTCGACGTCAGCGGACACTGATACCAACCGTCCGCGTCGTGCGTCGTGGTCGGGCTCGCGCTGGTCTGCGCGAACGCCCCGCCGTTCTTGCTGATCTGGATGTCGGCCTGCGCGATGGACAGGGCGGTTTCCGCGGTCACGCCATCCGTCGAGTCCAGGAAGGGACCGACGCGAAAAGTGAACGCTGTGGATTGCTTGAGCCAGCGGGCCATCAGTGAGTCCTTCGCCTGCGGTAGTCGGATGCAATGGCCGCAATGGAAGACCCGCCGCCGCCGCTGGGCTGCAGCGCGTAGGCATCCAACCGCCAGGTCCCGTCGCCACTGGCCGCGAACGTGACGGTCAGGTCGATGGTCGTTGAGCCGCTGGTGTCAGCCTTCTCAACGATATACATGGAGTTGCCGTTCTGCGTGGCGACGGTGTGGACAGTGACCCCCGTTCCCGTGACGCTGGAAGGCGGGCCGCCGCTGCTCGAGGTCATGGTGAGAACCGCAACCAACATCCCGCCGGTCTCCGTCGTCCCGGTGATGATGGGATGCGGGGTGACCTCGGTGACGCTTTCCCAGCTGTTTTCGGTGGCCGTGGGCGTCGAACTGATGGGCGTTGTCTGATGCACGCCGTTGTAGACCGCCGCCGCAATCATGCCCACCGACTGGATCTCGCTCAGCGCGCCGGCCAACGTCATGCTCGAACCAGAAGTCGGATTGAGCAGCGTCCACCGCGTCACCCGCGAGGAACCGTCGCCGAAGATGGTGGCCGCGGACCCCTGCTGCGTCATGGAGACGCCCTCGACCGTCATCCCATCGTGCGTGGCCAGCGTTCCGAAGTCCCGACCAAGCATCCCAGCGACCACGTACCGATCCGCCGTGGACGCAATCGTCCAGGCATCGGTGCTCGTCGGAGTGGTTGAATCCTCCTCCGCGAACCGGACGTATGAGTCGAACGCGACCGCCATGGGGCCAGCTTCAGGCGTTGCCGTCGGTCACAGCTTGAAGATGCGGTTCGCGCCGCCGTCCCAGGTGATGTTCACCGTCTGGCCCGCGCTCGGCGTGAACGGCAGGCCCGAGGTCGGCGTGTCGATGTAGGCGATCAGGCGCGCGGTCGCGTCGCTGCCGGTGTGCTGAAACAGCACCAGGGCCTCGCACGCCACCGCCGAGGTCGCCGTCAGCGACGTGTCCGCCGCATCGAACACGCCCGCCGTGTAGGTCTTGCTCGCCAGCGCCGCGGACCTGCCGTTGTCGTTGGTGCTGATGTCGGCCATGAAGTCGTGCGCCGCCAGATCGACGGTGTACGCCGAGGCCACCAGACAGACGCGGACGTCGCCGGTCATGTCGATGGTGCCGTCGAGGATGCCTTCGCGGCCCTTGTCATAGAGTGCGTTTGCCATAGGTGTTTCTCTCTCAGTCGTTGAGGTGGCGTTCGCGGGTCTTCTGGATCAGGCCGGTCACGGGGTCCCGCGCGACGACCTCCTTCTCGACCGTGCCGGTGGGCGGACGCGCATCGACGTGCACATCGCCAGCGCGCAGATGCACTTCGCGCTCCGGGACGGTCACGTGCACGCCCTGCTGCTCGACGCTGAGCTGCACCGGTCGGTTCGCCACCGAGCGGACCAGCGCCAGCATCTCCCGCGCGGACACCGGCTTGTCGACCACGTCGCCGAGCTGCACCAGGCGGCCCGTGCGCGCCGTGACCCACTCGTCGGCGGTCCACTTGCTCAGCTCGCCGGCTTCGAACAGCTGTTTGGCCGTCTCGGCTGCCGCCTGGCAGTCCGCCGCCGCGCGCTCCGGGTCGATCACCAGGACCTCGCCCACGAACCGGGCGTGCTTGCTGTCGAACACGGCGTCGATCGCCTTGGGCACGTCCTCGGCCCGCAGCGCACGCTCCAGGCCGGCGCATTCCTTGCGCGCGACCCGCTCGGCCGCCGCGGTCTGGATCGCCAGGGTGCGCTGGTCGACCGCCGCGGGCTGGCCGCGCTCCTGGTCGGCTCGCCGGCTGCCGGCCGGGGCCATGTTCATCGGCTCCAGCGGTGTATCCAGGCCCGGCAGCGGGTTCAGGTTCTCCTTCTCCCGCGCCTCGTTGCGCAGCAGCCAGCCGTCCTGGATGCCCTTGCCGTAGGCCTCGTAGCGGCTGCGGGTGTCGCCGCGCAGCAGCATGTCGATCACGTGCTCCGGGAAGAAGCCCTCGCCGAACCACAGATCGCGCAGCAGGGTGCGCTCCCAGCGGACGCACCAGGGCAGCACGCAGTCCGTGACCCAGTCGATCTGCTGATGCTCGATGTTCGCCCACTTGGCCTCGGACAGGATGCCGATCTTGTGGGGCGGCACCCGGAAGATGCCCGCGATGTCGATCGCCTGGGCGTTCAGGGCCTCCAGCCACTGGGCGTCCGTGTTCGACACCGACAGGGCGTGCAGCTTCATGCCGTTCTCGAGCACCGGGGTCGTGCCGGCGTTCTTGCCGCCGTAGGCCGCCTTGAACTCGGCCACCCACTGCCGCCTGGCTGCGTCGTCGCGGAACTTGGCCGGCGCCTCGATCCAGCTGGGCGGCCGGGCCGAGTTGCCGAAGTACCTGGCGCCGTAGTCGCGCGACGCCATGGCCGATCCGATGGCTTCGCGCTGTTCGGCGATTGGGTTCATGCCCTCCCAGCCGTCCGTGGCGAACCCTTGCAGGTGCACGACCTCGCCGAACACCAGCACCCGCTCGTTGCCGTTGGCGTCCTGGGTGCGGTAGCGGGGCATCCCGTTGGGCAGGACCTCGACCTTCGTCCTGTCGGGGTTGAGCGGCACCAGCATGTCGACGCGACCGGCGCCGTTGAGCACGATCTCGCTGTAGCCGTTGCCCCGGCTGCATGCATGCGCCTGCATCAGCTCGCGCCACTGCAGGCCGGTCTGCCACGGGTTGGGCGTCTCGAGCAGCTGCGCGACCGGATGGTCCGCGACCCGCTCCTTGCCGCGCTCCAAGCGCCGGTAAACCGGCAGCGGCAGCATCGCCACCGTCTCGGCGATTGCCTTGACGCACTTGTAGACCGTGCTCAGCTGCATGGCCGACACCGGGCTCACCCTGGCGCCGGCCACCGCGGGCGTGCCCACTGCCGAGTACCAGAAGTCGTCCGCTGGGCCGCGCGAATCGGCCCGGAAGTCGTGCGTGGCGAACATCAGCGAACCGCCTGCAGCCGCATGGTGAGCAGCAGAATGCCGGCCAGCAGCAGCCCAGCTGTGATCAGCCCGGCCGGCACGTAGATCATGCCGGCGCCGACGCTGACCAGCAGCCAGGACACCAGCATCACGGCGTTGTAGATGTGCTTGCCCATCAGACGACGGCCAGGCCGCCCTCGTGGTACATCAGGCGCGCCTGCGGGTTCAGGCTCATCAGCGTGACGGCGTTGAACGTCGCCATCAGCGGGTCGATCTTCGCCGAGCCGGACGCTTGCTTCGTGATGGTCACTGCATTGCCTCTCGGTTCTACCTTTGCGTTGGACACGCACCAGGCCATGAGCCTCGTGCCTGCGTGATGCAGCCCGCCTTCGGCGAGCTTGCGCTCGGTGGTCTTGATCGCACCGGTGAGCTTCCAGCCCTGCGAGATCCCGACGATTCGCTCCAGGACGATGCCGCGGTCGATCAGGGCATCGACCACCGCCCCGATGCCAGAGGGGTCGACGCCGATCTTGTCCAGCAGGCCGGATTCCTCGACCTGTTCGACAAGGTCGGCGATCTGCTCGACGTCGTCGCCGATGCGCTCGACCAGGATCAGGTCACCGTCGTTCGAGAAGTCCCGGAACCGCGCCGCCTCGGACTTGCGCCGCTCCATGACGCTCGGATGCGCCCAGGCTCGGTGCCAAGACAGCCAGTTGCCGGTGGCCGTCTCCCGGCCCAGGACGCACATGCCGAACAGGTCGTCCAGGCCGCCGCCGTCCAGGCCGATCACCACGACCTCGCAGCGGGCCAGCAGCTGCGGCAGATCGAGGCCTGCCGTCGCCTGCTGCTCCCAGTAGTCGGCGCCGGGCCAGCGGTCGGAGTGGAGCGCCAGGCCGATCTCGACGTTCAGGTGCTGCGACGCCCACGTGCGCAGCTGCGCCTCGCCCTTGGATTCCTCGTCCCGGAAGCCGTCGATCAGGCGCTCCAGCGAGATCGAGCGGCCCAGGTTCGGGGTGACCATGTGCCAGTTCGCCGGGTCGCGCCAGGGCTTGTCGCGGTGCTGCTGCATCTCGGCCGGGAACTCGTACAGCACCGGCAGCATGGGCCCGGTGCGCTTGCCGTCGCGGATCTCGCGCGCCTTGAGCAGGTCGTCCTTGAACACCCCGGCCGGCGCCTCGTCGCTCTGCGTCGTGATGATCGCCAGGAACGCCTCGGGGAATGGCTGCATGCCGCCTCGCAGCTGCAGCATCGCCTTGTCGGCGCGCGGCATCTTGCCCAGGACGTGTTCCTCGTCGATCAGCGCCCCGACGACCTTCTTGCCGGTGACGATCCTCGGGTCGAAGGTGGTGACTTCCAGCGTGGCCTTCGTCTCCCGGTGCACGATCGTCTTCAGGTGATCGCGGACATGGAGCTTGGCCTCAAGCACAGGGTCCAGTGCGATCGCGCCGGCCACCGCGGCGAACGCCAGCTCGGCCGTGTCTTGCACTGGGCCGGCGAACAGGAACGGCGCCCTGGGCCGCTGGTTGAGTAGCAGCGCCGTCAGCATCAGCCCCAGGGCGCCGTAGGTCGTCTTCGAGTTCTTCTTCGGCACCAGCACGAACAGTTCGCGGATGTACCGGGCCTTGATCACCGGGTCGTAGGACCCGAACATGACCCGCACGATGTCGCGGAACCAGTCGCCAGACGCCTCTGCCAGCGTCGGGGTGCCAGTCACGTCAGCCAGGCGCAGGCGGTCGTAGACCGCGACCGCACGATCACCGTGCGGCGTCAGTGGCAGGTCGGGGATAGGCGTCTGTCCGGCCCGCAGCCGGTCCTGCCAGTCCGGGCAGGACAGGTTCCAGGGCTGCAGCATCCCAGGGTCACTGCACCGGTGAGCCAGGCAGCAGGTCTTCCCACTGGGTGCCGTGCTGTGCGGTCAGCGCCGCCGCATCCGCCGCCGCCTTCTTGCCAAGGGGTGCAGCCACCGCGGCTGGCTTCGCCGGCTCGGACTTGGCCGGCAGCTCCGGCACGAACTCGGGCGTCGCCGCCAGGTAGGCCTTCACCGCCGACACGTTGCCCTTCTTGGCCGCGGCGTGCAGCCCCTGCAGCGCCTCGAAGCGCCGCTGGAACGCGCCGCCGGCCAGCTCGTGGGCGAAGTGCTTCTCCAGCGTCGGGCGCGAGATCCCGAGCACCATGGCGATGGCCTCATGGCTCATGCCACCGCCAGCAGCGATCGAAACCTGTCGGCGCTGCGTGGTGGTGGGCTTGTAGCTCGGTCGTCCCATGGTTTGGTTGGCGAAAACATGCCCGCCGGGTTTCATCAGGCGGGAAAAAAACCTGCGCGTGCG